TGGAGCTGGTGCTGGACAAGTCTCGCCTGCCGAACCGCCTGGTGCCGGTGAGTACCACGCAGATCGAATTCCACGACGACGGCACGGGTTACGTGTACCCGGTGCAGAAGATCAACGGCCAGGACATCAACCTCGACCTGCCCACGTTCTTTTACGAGGCGTTGGACCAGGACCTGCTGACCGCCTACAGCGACTCCCCCATGGAGGCTGCCCTGCAAGCGGTTCTGGCGGACACGGAGTTCACCAACGACGTTCGCCGCGTCATCAAGCGGGCGCTACACCCACGCCTCGATGTCAGCATCGACCAGGAGAAGTTCCGCAAGGGGATTCCCCCGGAACTGCTGGGCGACCCGGACGGGTTGAGGGCCTACCAGGAGAACTACATCTCTGCGGTGGAGAGCACGGTCAACGGACTGGAGCCGGACGACGCCCTGGTGCACCTTGACAGCGTCTCGTTCCAGTTCTTGAACAACGGTAACGTGACCTTGAACAGGGAGTACGAGGCCCTGCAGGGCATGACCAACGCCAAGCTGGCCACAGGAACCAAGACGACGCCGGCCGTGCTGGGCCACGGCGCGGGGTCGCAGAACATCGCTTCCACCGAGACGGCCCTGTTCCTGCGCTACTGCGAAGGCGTGCAGAACAAGGTCAACTCGATCATCTCCCGTGCGTTGACCCTGGGGGTTCGCCTGTTTGGTGTCGACTGCTTCGTGCAGTTCGAGTTCGATCGGGTGGATCTTCGACCGGACGCGGAGCTCGAGAGCTTCAAGGCCATGAAGCAGAGCCGCATCCTGGAGCAGCTGTCGATCGGTCTGATCTCTGATGAGCAGGCCGCAATCGAGCTGACCGGGCGCATGCCGCCGCCGGGGTCGCCCAAGCTCAGCGGAACCTTCTTCAAGGCGGGGGCCAGCGACCCGAACGCGCAGCCCAACCCCTACAGCAACACCTCCGCGGACCCAGGCGGTCCTCGGGACCAGAAACCACAGACACCGACCCAGACCAAGGGCCCGGTACAGAGGGTCAAGTGAACATGAACTACCAGGACCTGAGATTCTGGGCCGGCACCGAAGCCGCCCTTGCGGAGTACGTGCTTGCAATCAAGCGGACCGAGGCGCAGGCAGGGTACGGCCAGGCCGAGGAGGAGCCGGAGGTTCCGCGCCTGTTCAGCAAGCAGGGCAACGTGGGGGTGGTCACGATTTCCGGTGCGCTCAACAACACCGACTCCTGGCTCAACGAGTACCGCAACGCGTCGGGCTACCCTGAAATCAGAGAGGCCCTGATCCACGCCGCCAAGGACCCCGAAGTCGTCGAGATCCTGCTCGACATCAAGTCGGGCGGCGGCGCTGTCTCCGGTGTGACGGACACGGCGGACCTGATCCGCATGGTGGACACCAAGGTCAAGCCGGTGCACGCGTTCTCGGACGGAATGATCGCCTCGGCCGCCTACTGGCTTGGCTCCAGCGCGAGGAAGCTGACGATCGGCAAGGTCACGGAGGCGGGCTCGGTTGGGGTCATCACCGTGCACCAGGAGTACACCAAGATGCTGGAGGAGGCGGGCATCACCCCCACGGTCATCCGGGCGGGCAAGTACAAGGCCCTTGGCACGCCCTACGAGAAGCTGTCGGACCTGGCGCAAGGCACGATCCAGGCCCAACTTGACCAGCTGTACGGTGTGTTCATCGAGCACGTTGCCGATCGGCGCGGCGTGAGCGTCGAGCAGTTCGACAAGTCCATGGGCCAGGGCCGGGTGTTCATCGGCCAGGACGCGGTTGACGTGGGCCTGGTGGATGCGGTCTCCACCTTCGATGCCGTGGTGAGCGACCTCCAGAGGGGGATTGACTCTCGAAAAGAGCAGCCCAAGTATGGTGCCAACTTTTCCAAAGGGAACCTCGTGAAGAACGCTTTGACCGAACAAGACATCGCTGCCATGGCCTCGGGCGCCGCCCAGACCGCAGCAGGTGCTCCCGTGGTCTCCGAGGGAGCAGGCTCTGGTGCGGGTTCGCTGCCGGAGGGCGAGTCGGGTGGTGAGGACACCGCTGCGGGCGAAGCCTCTGCTTCTTCGGAGGGCTCTGCCCAGGAAGACGCCCCGGCACTGGCCACGGCCAACGCCCAGGTCGCTCTCCTGAAGGATCAACTGGCCCAGGCCAACGATAAGATCGTTGAGCTGCAGGTCCAGGCCCGAGAGGTGGGAGCCAGCCTGGCACCGCTGCGGGCCTCTCTGGACGCCATGCGCCCTGTGGTGCAGAAGTCTGTTGCCAACCTGCGGGTGGCGATGGGCGGATCGGCGGCTGGCGTCGAGGCACTGGACGACGGCGCGCTGCTTGCCGAGCACGGCAGCCTGGCGGCCTCGTTCACGAACAAGTTCAAGGTTGGAGGCGTGGCGGCGGTGTCGTCTGGCGAGTCCACCGAGAAGAAGGGCGCCGCGGAAGGCTTTGACGCCGCCCGGGCAGCCCGCATCCGATCCACTCGCCCCAGCACCAAGTAAGGAGTCATCATGGCGAAATCTCAGTTCAAGGAAACGCTGGACCAACTGGCCCAGATCGTGACCGCCCGCATCGCGGATGGCAGCGGCGCGTCCAACCAGCTTGCTGACGCTGACGCGGGCAAGTTCCTGAAGCTGGCTGGTGACAGCCAGTACGGCCTGTGCGCCGTGGGCAACGAGATCGAGGGCGTGCTCAACACCGCCAACGATGTTGCTCCCCAGGACGGCTACAACATCGGTGGCGTTCGCAAGAACGGCCGTGTCACGGTGACTCTGGACGGCCTGCAGGCGACGCCGGGCACCGGCACCATCGCCATTGGCGACTACGTCGTGGCCGGCACCGTGGTGGCTCGGGGCACTGCCCTGGGCACCGCAGCCCCCAAGGTGTGCAAGGCCACGGCCGCTGCCGCCGACATCGTGCACAAGTGGCGCGTGGTTGCCCTGTATGGCACCGGCGCCGTTGGCCAGGTCGCTCTGATCGAGCGCGTCTAACCCGTCGCTACCAGAGGAGAACCACAGTGAGCGATAACCTGATCTACATTGACGCCAAGGGCGACAAGCAAGCCATCGACCTGCATGTTGGCATGTACGAGGCTGCTGCCGACCGAGGCCAGTCCCTCAAGCAGTACATGGCCAACATGTACCCCACCGACGCCGAGAAGTACGGCTCCGCCTACGAGCAGGCCCTCGAGCAAGTGGGTGTGTTCGTGCAAGGCAACAAGGAGTTCGGCTTGCGCGCTTCGACGGTCGGTGACGTGCTGTCCCCGAAGAACGCCGCCGCGGCCATCACCCGGGAGGGTGTGCCGGCCTCGCGCCTGCTGTTCCCTGCTGTCATTCTCGATGTCATCGAGGACAAGCTGACCCGCGATTACTCTACCAACCCGAACGCCCTGAGCGCGCTGGTCGGTGTCGAGGATTCCATCCAGGGTGACCGCTGGGAGCGCCCGGTGCTGAACTTCAGCAAGCCGGAAGCCGCCCGCAGCGGCCCGGTGGCACAGCTGGCTATGCCCAACTCCATGCTGAGCATCACCGCCAGCGACCGTTCGATGCGCATCCCCTCGTGGGGTGTCGGCCTGGAGATCTCGGAGCAGGCGCAGAAGTCCACCACGCTTGACCTGGTGGGTCTGGCCGTGGCTCGACAGGCCGCCGTTGAGGCCAATGAGCGGGCACAAGGCTACATCCTGTCGCTGCTCAACGGTGACAGCGATCTGAGCATGGCGGCCCTGTCCACCTTCTCCGGCAAGGTCCAGACTGCCCAGAGCTTCGATGCTGCGATCGTTGCCGCCGGCAACATCACCTTCAAGGCCTGGATCAAGTGGCTGACCCAGCGCTCCAGCTACCGCGTGATCACCCACGTGGTGTCGGACCTGAACACCCTGCTGGCCCTGCGCAACATGCTGGCCTCGGAGAAGACCGCACAAGGCCCGAAGGACAACCCCAACATCGACATCGGCCTGTCCGTGGTCAACCCGAACTGGCCGAGCCAGATCAAGTTTGTCCTGACCGACGACCCGAACTGGCCCGCCAACACCATCATGGGTGTGGACGGTCGCTACGGTGTGCACCGTGTCAACAGCCTGACCGCCCAGTACAGCGCGATCGAGTCCTTCGCCATGAAGCGCTCCACCATGCTGCGCGTGGACAACGGCGAGATCGTGTACCGCCTGTTCGACGAGGCCTTCGAGGTCCTGACGCTGACGGTCTGACCGGACTGACCTGACCAGAGGGGGCGAGCACGCTGAGGCGGCCCGCCCTCTTTTCACATGAGGATGACATGAGCCAACCCGACAAGAACAAGGCCCAGAGCAACACGAAGCCAGCAACCCCCAAGGCGGAGACCGACAAGGGGCCCGAGAAGGCGTATGTGCGGACGCCGCAGGGCGAGCTGCTGCACCTCTACACGGGCGCCAGGTTCACCATCAACCCGCTCAAGGTGGAGCTTGACAGCTTCGTGCAATCCCAGCTTGACGCAGGCAAGCTGATCCTTTCCGACGAGTGACGGCGCAGGGGCTTTCCGCATGGCACTGACCACCTATTGCGAGTTCGCCGAGGTACGCTCTGCCCTGGGCGTGAATGACCTCGAGCTCAAGGACTCGGTGTTGAGCCTGCCCGTCTACGAGATGGGCTTGATCAGGGAGATCAACAAGGTCTCTACGTCACTGCCTGCGGCTTTTTCCTCCGTTCTAGCCAAGTCTCCGTCCACCCGGACGGCCAATGAGTCGGCGCTTTACAGCGCCATGCACCTGTTCTCCGTCTATGCGGTGGCCCGCCAGGTGGGGGTGTCGCTTCCCACCTTCGCCCCCAAGGACGTGGGTGACGGAAAGGCATCCGTGTCCCGGTTCTCCGGTGAGCCCTTCGAGAAGGTTCTGGATCGGATCGACTCGATGTACCTGGAGATGCGGGAGGGCCTGCGCAGCGCTTACGAGGTGTACGCCGGTGGATCTTCCGTGGCGCCCAACCTGACACCGGCCCCGGTGTTTCTGGCCTCTGGCAGGTCGTATGACCCGGTGACGGGCTGATGCTCACGCTGGCCGACGCCTCCTCGTACTTCGACCGCACGGAAGTGGTCGACCCGGATACGGGCGCGCTGCTGTTCAGGGGCCAGATCGACCCCTTCGACGACGCAAAGAGGGACGCCGGGGGCGCTTACCGACGCGTTCTGTCTACGGCGCCCAGCGTCGTGCTGCCGGTGTCACGCGCCCTGCGCGCGATGGGGGAGGTGTGGCTTGCCGGCCTGCAGGAGACAGACGGGCTCGAGCAGGTGCACCGGCGCAAGTACGTGTTGCAGCAGGCCCCCGACAAGTTCAACGTGAGCCGGCTGCCGGGCTTCCTGACGGCCACAGCCGTGGCATCACTCTGGGGCGCGGTGGAGTGGGTGAAGGACGGCAAGGAGATCGACACCTCCTCCCGGTCCGTTCCCGTCTACGGCTTCCACTTTGCCTCCGGGTCTGACGTAAGGGAGTACGACGTACTGTGGTCGGGCACCCAGGCGTACCTTGTCAACGCGGTGCACCCACAGGCGTCCGGATTCCTTGGCGC